ATATCCTGTTTGCACAGTTCCACTGCAATTAGTGTAAGAATAATCACCATCAAAACCGCTGGGACTATCTGCTTCATTGCTTATTTCCCATTCAGTGCAACTCGGTGCAGCGGTCGTTGACGTGGTCGTTGCTGCTTGAGTGGTAGTTGACGTGGTTGTCGTCGAAGCAGCTGTTGTCGTTGTTCCTGAGCTTGAGCAAGCGGCTCCAGTGAAGATGCTTCCATATCCTGATGTCTTTGTTGGAATGCTTTGTGCACAAACAATTTCCTGATCACCACTCACACCAGACCATGTCATTGATGTTCCTTCACAACTAACATATGACCAATTAGCAGTCGTTTCACCACTATCAACAACTAGAGTGTAAGATGTGCAAGATGGAGCTGCTGTCGTTGTGCTCGTTGTTGAGGTTGTTGTTGTTGCTGCCTGAGTTGATGTGCTCGTTGTTGCTGCTTGAGTTGTTGTTGTTGTTGCTGCTTGAGTTGAGGTGCTCGTTGTTGCAGCCTGAGTTGATGTGCTCGTTGTTGCAGCCTGAGTTGATGTGCTCGTTGTTGCAGCCTGAGTGGTAGTTGCAGCATCTGTCGTTGTTGAGGTTGTTGTTGTTGCCTCAGTTGTGGTTGTCGTTGTCTGTCCAGGTGTCGGTTTGACAAAAAGATAAAATGGAGATCTGACGTTGATTTTTCTTGACATGATTTTAATTGAATTTTTGAGCTTTCTCAGCTGCAATTTTGAACTGATCACTGATTGAATCTTTGAAAGCTGTGACATAATATTTCGCCACATCCTCTCCATATGCTTGAGTGATGTATTTAGGTAAGATTTTAAAATACTTTTCAAATGGTCTAGTGAAAAAAAGCGTTTGTTTGATGCCATATTGTTGGATGTTTTTTGCGATTGCAAACTTGAGTGATTCCCTTTTTACAAATTGACCTTTTGCATTTCTGGTTGCTTTTGGCAGTTTTTTGATTGCCCATTTATCCAGGGCATATGTGGGAGGCATTTTATTTCCATACTGATATGGCGATGATCGTCTCCCATCTTTGAGGATTCCTTTGTTTCCTCTGACCCCTAGATCGACAAAAGAGGCATATCCTGGAGTGAATGAAATCTTTATTGAGTTTTTTGATGCTTTGACCTCAGAATCAATTGCAGATGCCAGGTTTGAATCAGATCCAAACTCTCGTGCTGCATTGGATCGTGCATCCTTGACAATTAAATTTGCCCATTCGCTCAGTGCTTTGTTTGTCTCTTTGATGTTCATTAACAACTGGTCATTTCATTTCTCATTGCTACTGTGAAAGACAAAGTCCAGCCAGCTGCATTGTTTTCAAATCTTTCAACAAAGGGCTCACAGTCGATTGATCCCTGGAGCTCATAATCATTCCGATACAATTGTGATCTTTTCATCTCAGCATCGAATCGAGCTGAAATTGCCAAAAGGCTGTTAAGCACATCCTGCTCATTGTCTGTCCCTTTCTTGTTAAAATCAACCAGATCCATCAGGATGATTGAAAAGTTCATCAGGATCACTCTGTCCTGGATTGTTGCATTTCCTGGAATAGAGTGAGCGAGTGGATAAATGGTTGTCTTTGTCAGATCAACATCATCGATGTTTCCATATGAGACAGTGTTGATCCCTGGCTCATTTTCCAGGATCCCTTTTATATCGTCAACTATTTTGTAAAGTGTATTCATATCGCTTTGATAAAAATTGGTGTTTGCTCTCCTAGATCATGACTGATGTGATCCTCTAGCCATTCGATGACCTCATCCAGATCCATGTCTCCATCTTCTCTCATAAGTATGTCAACAGCTTTGTAATAATCATAAATGACTCTCTTTGGATGAATGGCTGTGATTCCGATAATTGCATCATCAAAACCATTTGACAGCAACAATTGATCATTGTCATCCATGACTCCGAGATCGTATAGTTTGTCAATTAAATCAACTCTGTTTTCCATTTCTCAACTGTTGTGTTTCTATTTCGTTTTTTTCCTTTTCAAATGCCAGAAAGGTCAGGCAGGTTGTGAGAGGTAATCCTGTGACATAGTCAAATTTTGCAAGGCTTCCTCCAGCACAGTGCCAGATGCTCGGATACCAGCTCCATTTTTCTGCAAATCCAGCCTTTGCTGAGGTGTCAGATTCAGAGTTGTCTGCTCCAAATAATTCAGGGTATTGTTCAATAATTCGTTCTTTAAATTCAAAAAAAAACCCAGGGCTCCCAGTGCATAATATATCGGCATCGATTTCATTTTCTTTTTCGTGCCTGGATCATAGTCCTCAATCAAATAATGATCTGAAAATTTTTGTTTGATTGGTCTATATAAAACAGCCATGGCTTTGTGCAAGTTGTTTTCATCTGTGAGAAAGGTGTCAAGATCAACGTATTCACCAAATGAGATGTCATCAAGTTGTGGGATGAATCCATACTCGATCCCATCCATGACAAATGATCTTTCAAATTGTGGATCCTGCTCAAATATATCAGACAAGGCAGCACACATGTGACTGACTGATTGATACTGAATTTTTCTCACTGTCTCCAGGGGAATGTTGCAAAGGATCTCGACTGTTTTTTCCATCAAGAAAACCTCATCATCAACAATGTCTTTTGTCATTGCTGTGAACTTCATCCACTGGTCAACAGTGATTTCTTTCATGCTTGAGGGAATTGTGATTTCTGCTTGCATATTTGTTGAACGTTTTTTTTGTTTAGTGTTATCTAGGTAAAAAGATGATATTCTCCTGCTCGTTTGTTGTTTAGTTGATAGGTGACTGCATATCTCAGAGCATCAATGATGTGATCTCCCTGGAGAGGTTTGGGCAATCCTTTGTCGAGCCAGATATATCCTTTAAGCTCTTTGATCAGGTTCTGACCTTTGACAATCATTTTGTAGTCTTGCATCAGTGCAATCCCGAAATTGACTGAGTCTCTCCCTTTGATTGATTCTGCCATGTTGAGTCTGGGCTCTCCATGTTTGAGCTCATGGATCAATCGTTTCTCAGCGACATCACCAACAATCAGAGAAGTCTCTCCAGCATATTTGTGATTCAGTGATCTGATCTCTGAGGTTGTCAATCCTGTTTTGTAGAAACACTCCTCTGCATAAATGATCCTCCGATCTGAATCGATGCATGTTTTCACCAGGGTCGAACTGTCTTTGGCGAATCCATAATCTTGACCAAACAGGACAGTCCCTTTCTGGACAAAGTCTCCCTCCTCCCAGTTTTGGAACACAGCTCCCTGGAGCTTTCCTGGTAATCCACGACCATAGACATCATAGAAATTCCTCCAGTACTCATTGCCATTCTCTCCCTTGATCCTGGCTTTCTCTAGTTCCTGGACAGCTGACTCTGGAGCTGCCTCATTGTCTTTGTATGTTAGTGTCAACCATTCAGCATCTGGATCATTCACATACTCCTGATGTGCCCAGAACTCTGATGTCGGATTGAAATCGATTATTGTCCAGGCTGAGGTTCTGATCCGTAATGCATAGAATGTCTCAAAGTCAATTCGATTTGCCTCATTCAAATAGAGGATCTGTCTCCTGGCACCCCTGACTTTCGCCTCTGAATCTGCTGAGAAAAATGAAATGGTTGATCCATTGGTGAAATTGTATGTCAGAGTCGTCCTGTTGAACTGCTCCTCTCTCCATCTCTTTGTCCATTTGAGGATCTTTTTGAAGTCGGTGACAGCTCCTCTCCTGAGCATGGGAATATCTGATCCCACAACATCGATCTCAGAGTCTTTGTTTTTGATTGCATGATCAATGAGCAATGCCAGGATCCCGAATGTTTTGGATGCTGATGATCCTCCTGGGATGATCCTGAGAGGCTTTGTGAGCCTCATGAGTTTATTGATCGCTGTCGTCCTCTGAAACATCTGGAAAAAGTGGTTGTTCAATAAATTGCTGGATTGAGTGTTCTGTTCTTTCGACATAGCCTCGATCCTTGCATTTTGTTTTCATGTAGAAAATAATGGAGGGCACATTTCCCTCAGAGATCTGTTCATACAATTTGGACTCGACAAAATCTTTTGCCTGTTCGGATGCCTGGGTCACTAGCTCCTGGAACTCATCATCTTCTCTCATCCATCGATAGAATGTTTCTCTGGATATGTCTGCCAGTTTACAGGCTTGAGTGACAATGCCCATGGATTTCTCCATTGCGTTGATCACTGCCTTTTTTTTAGTGTCATATTTTGTCACATTATTTCCCACAATAATCACATTTTTCTGTTTGATCTTTTGTTGTTTCTCCTCTGTCTGGATCAAAGTCCAGGTCATTGGCATCAAATGCAAACTCAGGAAGTTTCATCCCCCAGTCCTCCAGTTGAGTCATGTCAAATTGATTTGCAATCATGTCCATGTTCCAGTCACCCGAGCTGTTGTTGTCTTTGATCAAAAACTCTTTTTGCTGATCCTCTGTGAGATCGACAACCTCAACCTCAACAAATTTCCATTCGAGTTCTCTCACAGCCTGGAGACGTTGATTGCCTCCCAGGACAACATGATCCAGGTTGCACACAATCGGTCTGATCTTGAGCATCTCTGGAAAGTTCTTGATCGATTCAACCAGATTGTCAAAGTCTTTTGATCTGATCCATCTGGGATTGTCTGGATGAGCTTTGAGCAGCTCAGTCTTGATTCTTTTCCTCATCCTCTTTGTAGTTTTCCCAAATAGCTTTCATTTTCTTGTGGAGTGTTCGGATACATGATCCACATGAACTCATCTCTGTTCTCTCTCTGTAAATGCGATCAGAGATGTTTCTTAGACGTTTCTGCATCTCCATGGTGATAATATCCCCTCGCTCTGTGAAAATGACTGTGAGCTCTTTATATTCGTTTTCAGTGAGACAATCATATGGTTGTCGTGTAAAGGGGACAAGTTCATTCCATCGTTTTCTCCTTTCATCACATCCGCAATCCAGACCAGCTGCATCAAATGTCTTTTTGACCACCTTGTCAATTCCTAGAGCTGAGGTGACTGCATGAACTGCATCTCCTAGTCCTTTGATTCTCTCTTTTTTCTTTCTATTCTTTCCCATAATATTTGAATTTTAATTTATCGTTGATTTTTTCTTTGCATCTCTTGACTGTTTCAAACACTTGAACATGTCCGATTTTTGTCGCCTGTGAAAGTTTTCTAATTGATCGAAACTCATATCGATAAGCATTGAAAAGAAGTTTGTCAAAATGATAAAAGGTTTCAACATAGTCGTCAATGCTTTTCATGATGACATCCAAATCCTCTCTTGTTGGTTCTCTTTGATCCTCCAGATTTTGAATATCACCACTTCTCAAATCTCCAGTTCCTGACCAGGCATGTTTGAGAGGATCCCAGGCTCTTTTTGCATCATCGAAACAGATATATTTTATTGTGTTAAAAAAATAAGTGTCATTGATTGTTTTGCCTTTGTTGTTTCTTAAAAGGACAAGTATTTTGATGTAAGCTGTTTGGACAACATCCTCAGTCTGCATCATGTTTGACTTTGTTATGTATTGACGTGCAAAGCCGAGCCAGAGCTTATGACGTTTGAACAATTCCTCGATTGTTTTCTCTGGGGTCATTTGCTTTTGTTTTTTTCTTTGTACTTCTCAATGGTCTCAATCAGATAAAAGCGATCCCATTTGAATCGAGTTCTTTTGCTCATCTGATTAATCATTTCAAGCTGATCAAATTGATCCTGTCCGATCCTGGAGATCAGTTCTGTTCTGTATGGGAGGAGATTTCCTGAGAGGAAATAGTTGCATTTTTTGCACTGACCATGCACATTGTCCTCATTGAATCTGGTTTCTGGAAAATTTCCTGCTGAATAAAAGTGACCAGCCTGGAGTGTTGTGTATTTGCCACAGGAGACACATGGTTTGCCTTTGTCTCTCTCTCTGATAAATTTGTGGAAGTGTCGGACAGCGGTTGCCTTGAGCTGGCTCAGTGTTTTTCCTTGATACTTTTTTATGTTCATGCTCGATCATTTAAAATCGAACGAGTGGCATTGTAAATAAACAAAAAACCTCATCAACAATTCGGGGTCATTTTTGGTCATTTATTAACCAAAAAACCCCAGGATCTCTCCCAGGGTTCTCATCGATTAACTAAATTTAAAATGAAAAAATTTGATCAGTAAGGTTGATCAGTCCATGTTTTAAAAAGGTAAATCCTCCTCTTTGTTCTTTGGTGGGTTGTCTGCATAAGCGTTCTCAGTTCCAGACAAAAGTTCAATTGATCCTTTGACACTGTCATCCCAGTCATGTGATGTTTTTTGAATGCTCGCCAGTTTGTCCTGGTTGAATGTTTTAACAACTCCCTGGGGGTTTGTCCATTGTCGTCCTCCAGCCCAGAAATCAACTGTGACTTTGTCTCCCTTTGATATTTTGTCTAGGTCAACACATTTGTCCTGTGTTGCCTCAATCATTCTAAATTGAGGATATTTGTCCCCATTGTCTGTGATGACGAGTTCTCGCTTTTGGAATCCATTGGATCCGATTGTCTGTGTTTGACCGACAGAAACAACTGTCCAGCCTTCGATTGATAGTGGTTTGCTCATATTATTATTGTTTAATTTTATTTCTATTTTTATAGTTCCACAGATTGATGATCATTTGTCGATATTCTGCTGTCGATGTGCAATGATGCATCTTTGAGTCTTTGTACATTGTCGCCTTTGCGAAAAATGCTTGAACATTAATCTTGTATTTTCGACTCACCTCAGACATTGCCGCCACAAATGAGGTAGCTCTTGCAGCATGAAACCACCCAGAGATCGATTCACAACCCATCAGGATTGTCTCAGCGTTTTTGTAGGTGGTCTCATTGATCTGGAGATGTCCCTTTTTGAAATTTGATGAGGTGCATCCGACTGCTTTGTTGATTGCAGGAACAGAGAATCCATTGAAATGCACGACAAGATCATTGAATCTCTCATATCCCCAGTCATTCTTTTTGACATAAAAATTTAAATAGTCTGAAAGCTGCCAATTAAGTCTCACTGTGTTCATCTCGATGATGTTGTCCTGGTCGCTGTCGGACACATAATACTCAACCCACTCGCCCAGATTTTTTAGGGCTGTGAATCGATGTTGTCCCTCTTTGATCACTCCTCTGGAGTCGACTTTAATGACCTCGAGTTGTCCATACTTTTCAATACTTTTTGTCAGAGTGTGGACGTGAGCCAGATTTAATGGTCTGTTGTCAACACTGAAAGAAAATTTGTGATAATCTTTTGTGCGTCTGATTTTGCGATTGCTGTTCTCATTTAAGAATAAATTGAATTTGTTCATTGTGTGTGTGTATTAAATTAAAAATTAATGTTCTGATTTTCTAGGAACCCATGACTCTCTGGAGACGATCTTGTCGTGATTCATGTGTGATTCCTGTGCTGACATGTTCATTCTCTCCTCTGAATAGATAGCCAGCCATGACATGATCTTTGTGAGTGAGAGTGATTCATACATCTCACCAAACTCACCCTTGATGATCTTAGTAAAAAACAAAGCCAGATCTGTTGATTTGAGATAATAAAAATCTTCCATGATCATTCGGGCACACATCAGGATCTGAGCGTTTGTCATCGGTCTGTTGAGATCCATCATTTCATTAAGCTCAATGAGCCATTTGACGATCTGTCTGACAACCTCCTCTTTTCCAAAAGCTCTTCCATCATGGACAGTTCTGGACATTGCTGCAAGCGTTGGGACTTTTGCTTTTCTTGCGTCATCTATTGTTTTAATATTGTTGTGGAAATAATTATTGACCAACAACGAGCCCGAGTTCTGCTCTAAGGGCTGAGTAGTTTGTTTTTGAATTGCCATTTGATTTGTTGTTTATGTTATTTTCAAGAATCTCATCTTCCCAGCCTTTGTTCCTGAGATAGGTGTCTGGATTTTTTCGATACATCTTATCTGGGGTACTGGGGATGTATTTGTCCAGATGATCCACAATAGACTCTCTGTCTTTTTGTTTGATCTGTTTCCATAGTTTCTCACATCTAGGTCTCCCGACCTTTTTGTCATATTGATTCCAGAAGTCCTCAAAAGTTGGAAAGATTTCGACTTTGATTTTTTCATCTTGATTTTCTGTTTTATTTATAGTATCATTTACATTTTCATTTTCATTTTCCATATGTGGAACATATGATGATGATATGTTTGACATATGTTTATCAGGTTTTGATGCTCTGTTTCTCCTCCTGGATTCGCTGTATGCCTTGCGTTTGGTGATGCTTTCAGCAACCCAGGGGATCTGAAATCCATCAGAACACTCCTCCAGGACAGACATGATCTCTTCCTGATGATCATCATTCAGACGTTTTATGAAAAATTTGAGACGTTGCTGTGAAATACATATGTTTCTCATATGTTCACACATGATTCTGTCATATGCAACCTGTGACTCCTCAGAGAGCACCTGAGTGTCTCTGAGATAGTCTCCAGGATAGAACAAAAAAGCTGGATCTTTGCTCATGTCGTTTCAATTTGTTGCTTTTCCAGGATGAACTCCAGGCTGTCCATGATCCCTGGCTCATAGTTGATCATGTAGATATAAATCTCCTCAACCTTTGACAAGGGTGCTGCTCTGATATATTCAGCCAGAAAGTCCCTGAGCGTTTCATCAGGCTCATTGTTGAGGATTCCATCCAGTCGTGTACTGATTGACGTGTACTCGTCAACATATACTCTGTCATATGACGAAATGTTTCTGAATGTTTGGAGAGCATGTGTCACCGATGCATGATCTCGACCAGTAAACCATCCCAGGTCATTTCTGGTGAGCTTGTATCTGGTTGTGCAATAGCGAAAAAAGAATGTTCTCGCCTTGACAAAATCTGTTGTCCTGTTTCTTTCCAGGATGTTTTCAATCTTGAACATCTCATTCAATTCATTGAGAGCTGGAGTCAGCATCGAATTGAGCAATGCTTGTCTTGTTTTTGAAGGGGTTCTAACTGCCATGATTTTATGTTTTAAAAAAGGGAGACAAACAAAGCCACTCGCCCGATCTCCCTTTCTTTGATTAATGTGTGGACTTGATTGTCAAATATGATTTTCCGTTCTTTGTGACTGGTAATGCGATGAGCTCTCCATTTTGATCTGGAGCTGCCAGGACTTTCTGTCCATTGAGTTCCACGACCTCTGAATAACCATCAGCCTCAGCTGCCTTTCTCATCGATTTGAGGTTGTCTTTGAGTCTTTTGACCTCAGCCTCCATCTCAACAACTCCCTGGCAGTTTTTGAAATCCCAGGTTGTTCGACCCTGGACAACTCCGATCTGATATCCATGATGTGAGAATGTTTTTGCTCCATGGAGTTCAGCCTGGTCAATTGCCAAATCCTGGATTTCTTTGTTTGCAGTGGTCAATTGCTCAGCCATTGTTTTGAATACGATGAAAACATCCAGGGGATCCAGGATCCCATCTTCA